TCTCTATAAAACCTGTTTTAACCATCTTTTCTCTTTGGTACTTTGTAACATTGAATTTATCATTAAATGTTGTTGGATGTATTCCATAAGCAGCATGTTTGTATTTATTATAAAAATCCATCCATGTAATTCCATGCTCTAATAATTTATCTATTACAATATCTTTCGTATCTTTACTTTTTATTTTTATATTTAATTCATTACACCAATTTATCATCCATTCTTTAGTTGGATATATTCTAGCTCTAGTATAATTTTCTATATATCCATTTAAATCATTATGTTGTGTCATTCTCAATTCCCCTTTCTATAAAATATCTGGAAGGTGTTCGTGATGAACACCTTTTTCTTTCTGCACCAAATTTTAGGTTTATTCAATTATTGTATAATGATCTATGTTAATTTTAGGTATTATCTCTTCACTTTTCATAGTTCCACCATTTATATCCCTAACAACTTCAAGGAATATAAATACATGATTTTCATTTGTAACTAATCCATTAACTGAAGAACCATCATTTTTTACTAATGATATTTTTTTATTTTTTAAATCCATTAATCTCATCCTTCCTGCACCCAATTTTAGTATTAACATTTACCATATCTTGATTTACGTTTAGCATAAAGCATACTTCTGTTTTTAACTCTTTTCTTATATTTCAAATACCTCTTATATTTATCCCAATCTATTGAATTAAATATTTTTTTAAACATTATCCATACAGGATCTATTACTTCTCTAATAAATTTTTTTAAAAAATCAATTACTTTTTCAGCAACATTTTTTATTTTTTCTTTCTGAGAATCTGTTAAATTAATACCTTTTTCTTTGAAATACTTATCTGCTCTTTCCTGAATAATATCCACTTAATCCCCTTCTTTCTGCGCCAAATCGTAGTATGACGTACTAACCTTCATAACCACCAATTGATACATACTTAATATTTTCACATACAGGACATTCATAAATTAATAACGGTTCATCTTCATCACGACCAATACACTTCATAACCTCATTATCAATAGGACATTTAACAACATTTAATTCTTCCATTTTCCATCAACTCCTCACTTTTAATTTAGAAACAACTTTATAATGTTTACCAATTTCATTTTTACGTATATATTTAAGAAATACTTCATCAATATATAAACAACCAATACTTTTTCCACTCAAATCACATAAAATAACCATGTTCTCATCTGAAGAATTTAACCTCAAAGACTTACAATAAATAACCAAACCATTTGACTCTATTATTATATCTTTCATTTAATACACCCTTTCTACAAATGATGAACTAACATTCAACTGTATCTAAATACAATTCTGAATAATATCCATCTTTTATTTCACTTGAAATATCAACTAATTTGCGTACTGGCATTTCATCATCACTTATAATAAAAACTTTCATATCATCTGGTAAATCTGCAATAAATTCTTTTAAGTCTTTAACTATTAAATGCTTTTTTTCATCATCTATCATTTTTTTAATATCCTTACCATCCATTGATATATACTCCTTTTAATTTGCATATTCTGAACTACTCCTTAATTTCTTTGCTTAATTTCTTCATCTTATCAGGAATATATCCTATTTCCTTAAACTCTATATGCAACGCTTCTTTAATGCTTATACCTTCATCTGCGATTCGTTTCTGTGCTTTTGGAACTACTTTATCTACTATATTATTAATAACTCCCATACCTTTAATCTCCTATTTTTTAAGAAGAGAGCCCTTAACTACTCTCTTCTATTTATAACTTGCAGTAACCTTAATTAGCAATTTGTAATCCCTGCTAACACTCCTAGTCCTGCAAGATCTTAAATAATTTTGCTATCTTTCAATTTCATAATATCTCTAACTTTTATCCAGCAATCCTTGCAACAACCACTTTTTCTACAATCATCAAATGTAAAATTAAATCCCAAATCATGAGGACAATAATAAACTTTCTTTGTTATCTTGTCCTGTACATAGCTGCCTAGTATCTCAAATCTTTTTTCTAATTCTGCTAAAGTCATTTTCTTTGCTACTTCTTTAATTTCTATCATACTTCTAAACCCCTTCAAGAATATTTTCTGTGCCATCATAATTTCAATTCTCTAGTAACGTACCACGCATCAAACATCTCTTCTGGTAACACGTGAGTGCATTGTCGCCAAGTTGATATTACTGAACTATAAAATTTAAGTTTGTCTCCCTTTGCAAATTTATCAATTTTATAACTATAGCCACTGCTCTTGCTAGTTATAATTACATTGCTATCGTCAATACTCTTTCCCCAGGCTTCAATAAACGTATATTCTTTTGTTTTATCCTCTGAAAAACCTTCTGTATATTCTTTAAAAATTTCTTTCAAAGTTTTATCAGGTTCTTCAAAATATGCATCAACAAATTTATCTATAATCTCATTATTTTTATTCATTCATTTTATCCCCTTATAACATCTAAAGTTCCAAACCTTTGATAATGTCCAAGCCATACCAGCTTTGTAGTTGCTGTTTGTCCATTTCTATTTTTAGCTGTAATTACTTCAGCAATATTCTTTTCTTCTGTTTCTTTGTTGTAATATTCATCTCTGTATAAAAAGTGAATTACATCTGCATCCTGCTCTATAGAACCTGATTCTCTCAAATCTGATAATATAGGTCTGTGATCTGCTCTTAACTCAGGTGCTCTTGATAATTGAGATAGTGCAATCATTGTAATATCTAATTCCTTAGCTAGAGCTTTAAGTTCTCTAGAAATATGAGATACTTCCTGTTCTCTATTGTTTGTATTCAATGTTGTTCGTATGAGCTGGAGGTAATCTATTATCACAACATCTAGCCCACTTTGTATTTTTAACTTTCTGCATTTAGCTTTAATATCACTAAGAAGTGTTGTTGTATCATCTAAAACTAATTTTCTAGTTGATAGCTCATTAGCACCTAGAAATATCTTTTCAAATTCTTTATCATTTAATTGCCCAGTTTTAACTTTCAAATAATCAATTAAACATTGTGCTGCCATTAGCCTATCTGTTAACTGTTCCTTTGACATTTCTAATGAAAATATTGCTACATGGGCATTTTTCGATACTGCTTGACCTATATTTAATGCAAATGCTGTTTTTCCCATTGATGGTCTTGCAGCTATTATTATTAAATCCTTTCTTATAAGCCCACACGTTATTTTATCTACACATGAAAGTCCAGTTGACAGTCCAATTATTTGCCCACCATTTATATATCTTTCTTCTAAATTTATAAGTGTTTGCTCTATAGCTTTATCTATTGTTGTCACATCACTTGTATTTTGACTGCTTGATACTTGATACAGCTCATTTTCAGCTTTATCAATAATGCTTTTTATATCTTCTTCTTCATATGCTCTTTCTAATAAACTTCTACTAGCTTGTATTAGTCTTCGTCTATTAGATTTATCTTTAACTATGTTTGCATAATCTATAGCATTTGTGCTTGCAAAGTATGAAGTAGCCAATTCAGATATATAAGTGACTCCACCACAACGCTCAAGTAAATCTTTTTTCCTTATTTCTTCTAAGATTGTGACAAGATCTATTCCCACTCTACGATTAAAGAGCGAAATTATTATTTCATAAATTTTCTTATGTTTATCAACATAGAAATCATCTGCTAATAAAATCAATTCAACTTCTAGTAATATATCTACACTGTTTATTACACACCCAAGAACTGCTTGCTCTGCATCAATACTGTTTGGTAATATACTTCCGATTTCTGCCATGTCATATCGCTCCTAACTTTGATTCATCTATTTCAATTGTTTTACTTTCATCATGCTTATTAATATTTATTACTGGTGCCAATTTATAATTTTCATCCAGGTAATCCTCAAACCTCCCATTAAAGAATGTTGAGCCATTAAGAATGAATTGTGCATCTTTCCCATGAACTTCCTTTGCATATCTTTCAGCACACCTTGTTATATGTTCCTTACCATAAATCTTTAAAATTCCAGGTATTTTTTTAATAGCTTGAGCCTTACCTATTTTCTTAGGATATACATTCCAAATATCTTGTGCATCATTTGCACTATATATATTATGGTAGATGGATATAGTAGATGGATTTTTCGTTCGGGATTTAAATCCGTTTGATTCGGATTCATTTCCGTTTGGTTCGGATTTATTTCCGAACCTTTTCGTTCCGTGTTTCAATCCGTTTGATTCGGATTCATTTCCGAACACTTCGGATTTATTTCCGACCTCTTTACTTTCACTTATTTCTTGGTCATTTTCATCTTCTTGATTTTCTTCTGGAGCTTTATCTGATATTAATTCAATATATTTATCTCCCAATGTATAGTAGCTCCATACTCCACCTTGTTTTAGTGTTCTATGCTTTAATATACCTTTATTAGCAAGTCCCTTAAGCCTCCTATATACAGTATCTTTCTTAAATTTGAATATAGGGTATTCTTCAATAACAGCATCATATTTAACCCAATAAAATACTTCATCATTAAATATTCTTTTAGTTATTTTTTTACTGTCTTTGAAGTCAATAAACCATCTTAATATAGCTAAGTCTTTATCATCTAAATCCATATCTATAGCTCTCGCTTGACTAAATCCTAAATGAGTAAATTTCATGGTGCACCTCCTTGTTGTATTTAGTAGCTTATGCCTTTACTATAAGCCAATATTTTATAAAATCCCTGCTATCTTTCTTTTAAACCATACATATATACCATCTGATATCTTATATAAAATTGGCGGGTTTATTGTTTTCCCATCTTCTAGCTCTACTTCACTTGTCTTATCGAAACTACTAATTTTAATATTTAAATAACAGTTCTTATCACAAGGATCACCAATAATTAATCTAGAATCAGTAATTCTAAAGCTGCTTATATGAATTATACTTTTAATATAATTATTCGAGATTATAAGCTTGGGATGTGCAAACTCTTTAAATGCTGCTATTAACTTATATTCTTGATCAGAACCTTCTTCCTTTGTTTCTATAGTATTAGGTTGATACATTTCATCAAGTAATTCTTTGTCCAAATTATTCTGAACAGGCTGCTTAATTCCATTAATCAAAATCTCAACCTCTTCTTTAGATTCTTTAGGATCTAAATCTTTAATTTCTTCATGAATTACATTCTGTTCATCTTTAGTTAAACTACTAATAGTATGTGCTTGCGTTAATGTTATTTCTTCCTTATCAAGCTTTTCTTTAAGCGGTTTAATTAAATCTTTATCTACCTTTTGATATCGACCTACTTGCGTTCCAGAAAGCTTCATATCCTGCCCTATTAAGTCTCTAATCTTTCCCTTAGGCAATTCTTCCCCATTAGCTTTCTTTTGCTCATAGATGGCTTTAAGACGTTTAATTCCTTCCATCTTTTCTGTAGGTAATAATTCTCTTTGTGCCACATTTGCCTGTATAAGCATTATCTCTGCATCTAAATCGCTAATTTCTTTAACTTGGCATGGTAATGTTTTATAACCCAAGCTTTTAGTTGCATGAAATCTTCTTTCACCTGAAATAATCTCATAAGTACCATTGGCCTTTTTTCTTACAACCAAATTATGAATCAATCCATTTTCTTTAATTGATTCAGCAAGCTCTTCTATCTCTCTGATTCCATAAAAATTATTTGAGGATGGAACTAGACTATTTATATCTAGCTCCTGTGTAAAACTTTTCTTTTCTACTCCATTTACCTTATCAGCTAACCCCTTTAAATACTTCGACATTTTAACTCCTCCACCAATGATTTATAATCCTTAGCAGCATTAGCCTTGCTATTAAAATAAATTAATGGAGTAGCTTCAAACGTAGATTTTATTACATCCACATTTTCTCTTATTGTTTGTTTGAAAAATAAATCTCCTAGTTCTTCTCTAAGCTCTTGCTTTATCTCTCGACTTATCTTAGTTGCTCTATCCATAGTTACAAAAACACCTAGTAGCGTTAATTTATCATTAAATTCTTGCCTAGTAGAATCTATACTTTTTAGTAAATATTCAAAGCCATCAAGAGCGAATTTGTCAATTTTCAATGGCACTAATACATATTTACTTGCAGCTAATGCATTAGTTGTTAACATTCCCAAAGATGGAGGACAATCTATAAGTATATAATCAAATTTATCTTCAACACTTTTCATCCACTTCTTAAGCCTTGTTTCCCTAGCCCTTTTAGTATCTGCTAATATTTCAGATTCACTTGAAATTAAATTAATATTTGCAGGTATCATAGATACACCTTGATATTTAGTTGTACATATCTGAACATCTTCACCATTTAATAAATCATAAGAACTTTTTCCTTCTGGATTATATAAATCTAAGTATTTGGTTGAATTGCTTTGAGGATCTAAATCTATAACTAATACTCTTTCACCTTGATTTCCTAGTTCTGCCGCAATATTGACTGTTGAAACAGTCTTTGCAACCCCACCTTTTATATTTAAAATTGATATTACTTTACTCATACTCTAACCCCTCCATTACATCTATTTAAGGCAATACAACACCTTTTACATATCTCTATAAATTCTCCTGGACTTGTCTTTTTACCAAAACTTGTCCTATTAAACCTTATATCATCGATTGTCATATCAAGAATATTTTTGTAATCTTCTTGACTGACTTTTGCTCTTAGCTGTTTTAAAAAATCTAAAACCATGTTTACAATTCCTCCATTCTATCTTATAATGGAGATACAGACGGTAATCTGTATCTCTAAGAATATTAAATCAAGCTTATAATTGAACCTTTGCAGAAGGTTCTTTTTTCATTTCCAGCAATGTTCTTGCAAGTATATCTTTTAAGTCTTTAGCCTTGCAAGCTATAGAAAAGTTACCCATTGTTTTCACTCCCCTCTATTAAAGCTACAATATCCTGTTTGCATTTATAAAACTTATCTAAGATATCATTATCAACGTTACAACCAATTCTTAACAATTCAATTCTATTGTCTGCACCTTCCTTATACCCATTTTCCAAATAGTAAATATTTACTCCATCAACATGACCTGCAAAATCTATAAAAAAATGATGGTTAGTAACCCTATTAGCTTTCATTGTCAATGCTGCTAATGCCAAAATGATATCTTCATATTTCTCAATTCCATTTTTCCTCATTACTCTAATCCTCCTTACATAAATTGCATTTTTTATAATCCCCACAACAAACTTTAAGCAAATGTTCTTTTCTAAAACTTTTATCTAAAATGTTGCTGCGTAATTTATGGCTATTACGGACAAACCTCGGACATTTTATTGCACACATTTGAATTTATCTCTCCTTTCTTGAATCACATAATCTAAATCTTTAATATCATCAAGATCACTTAAATCTTTACCTTCTGCCCAGCTTAAAAATCTTTCAATTTCTGCTTTTCTAACCTTAAGTCTTCCAAGTTTCAATCCCTTCAAAAAGCCTTTGCTTATAAGATTTCTTATTGTTGGTTCATCAGTCTTTAAAAGCTGTGATGCTTCTTTAACTGTAAATAAAATCTCTTCCATAAAATTATTCCTCCTATTCTAGTTTCTCAAAAGCTATAACTAAATCATTAGTAAACCCTGATAACTTTTTTAAATTATCAACTATATATTCTACTTTTGGTTTTTCATCTTCTGTTATTTTTCCATCTGCAACAACATCTAATAACATTTTACTCATTTCGTTATCTGAACCTAACAAGTTAAAAATGCTTATTGAAAGTTTATATATATTATCAATATTTTCTTGGCTCACTGGACTTATTGTAAGTTTTCCTATTG